CATGGGCTCCTCTACATGATCGGGGGCGAGGGCGGGCCGCCGGAGGGTTCAGGTATCCCGTCGCGGTCGGCGGCGTGCTTGTTGAGCGGTTGCACCGGCGTCGTGCCGCCCGGGTGCGTCGTGTCGGGCCCCGCCATCATGCCGGGCGGCTGCGGGGTCATCGGCGGCGCGAGGCCGCCGGCCGCCTGCATGATCTGCGTCCCGATCGTCATGGCGTTCTGGATCGCCTCCGGCGGCAGCTTGAAGCCGCCCTGCTCGGCAATCGCGAGCACGAGCGGAAACGCGGTATTGGGCTGGCCGGTTTTCGGATCGACGACTTGCAAATCCTCGCCGCGGAAACTCCACGAAATGCGCGGCGGGTCGGGGCCCTTTTCCGGCAGCTGTTCGACCACGATTTTTTCCGGGTCGAGCGAGTAGGAAATGAGGACCGCCTTTAGCAGCTCCACACGATTGACGTTCGGATCGTTGCCGAGCTGCGTGTACAGCTGCGTTTTCTGCTGGCGATCGGCCTGCGCGTCGAGGCGGAGCGCGGAGTCGGGCCGCGCGCTGTAGACAAATTCCCCTTCGATCGACGCGATCCCGTCGCCGCCTTTGCGGTTCCACGCCTGCAACGCCTTGGCCCCGTCCTCGCCCACAATTTCGGCGTAGCCGGGCTCATCCTTAAACAGCTGCAACAGCGCGCCGAATTTTTCGGCGTAGCCGGTCCACCATTTCAGGACGCGGTTTTGCTCGCGCGCGAGACGCGTATCGGTGGCCGCCTGCGACGTGCGGACTTCCTCCGCCGTGATCGGCTCGCCTGGCACGTCCTGGCCCGCCTGGCGCGCGCCCATGCTCCACGCGAGCTCGAAATCGCCGCGCGCGACCTCGTCGAATTTGAAATTGTCGCGCGGAAACTGCGTCACGCTGATCGGCGTGACGATTTCATTCGGCGGCCCATCCACGCCGATCACGGCGCCGATCTTCACGTCGGCATTCGCGAGCAGCTTTTGCTGCAATTCCGGCGACGCGCGATTGCGATCGATGCCGAGCACCGGCATGACGCGCTCGCGGAAATTGACCATTTGCGAGCGGCCGAGGCTCACTTCCTCCGAGGCCGGGCGGCCCGCCTGAATATCGGAGACGGGGTACGGCGAGCCCGGCAGCACGCGCAGCGTGAGCACGTGGATCGGGTTGCCCTTCATGCCTTTGAGCTTGCCGTCGACCTCGTCGACGTACTGATACGGGCTGTCCTCATGCACGACGGGCTCCGGTTGGCCCTTGAGGAACACGAGGCGGCGGTACTGGCCGACGTGCGGGCGATCGGGCGTCGACATCGGCACGCCGGGGATCGCCGCCTCCGGTGGCGGCGCGGCGGCGTCCTCGCCTTGGCCGGTATCAAACACGGTGGCGAGGTAGAACAGCTCCACGCCCTCTACGTCTTTCGTCGTCAGCGTGTCGCGGCCGTCGGGCTGTTCCGCACTCGAGAGGGTTTCAATCGGGCGCGTCGCCGTCGGATTGAACGAGGGATCGAGCCCGTAGCGCGTGATCGCCGTTTGCAGATCGAGCTGAAAGCGGTGCCCGAGATACGCGGCGCGATCGTAGTCGCCGCCGGTAAACTCCGGCGGGAACAACAGATTTTCCGGCGGCACCTGGTCGCCGTAATAGCACTCGTGCGCGATGTACGGCTCGGCCTGCATCATCGGCTCGCCGGTCATCGGATCTGTTTGCGGTACCGGGCCCGCCGGCTGGTTGGTGGCGGGATCGACGGCGGGCGCGCCCGTCATCGGATCGACCGGCGGCGGGCCCATGACGGGCACTTGCCGCGATCGAATGTCGGCGTAATAGCCGATCTTGGCCGCCGCGATCCCGCACACGAGCACGTCGGTGATCACGAGGTCGAGCAGCTGATCGGCCCCGGCTTGGCCGAGCTCGTGATTGAGCGCACCCTCGTACGCGCGCACGGCCCCCGCAAATTCCGGCCGCGCCGGTTTGCAGTTGACCTCCGGTACCTGAAAGGCCAGCTGCGACTTTTTCAGCTCCGTGTACGCAAACTCGAGCGGCACGGTGATCTGATGGTCGGGGCCGCTGGCGTGCAGCGTGCGGACCATATAGGCCGTGACGTACGCCTGCCATTCCTTCCGCTTGGCGTCGGCGGCTTTGGTGGCGGCGTCGATACGCGCCTGCCACGCACCGGCCTCATCGCGCGATAGCGGGATCTTGAGCCCGGAGGGGCGGGCGGGCGTGCCGGGCGGGGCGTCGGCCATGGCGGTTTGACACGGAGTATGCGCGCCACCATGTACCGCGTCAATTCTTTACACTTGACGGAGCATGTCGCGATATGAAAATTGTTTGCCTCATGGATGGCCCGTAAACGAAAGGGGGATGCCCCATGTGGACGAAAGCAACGACGGACACGGCGACCCAAATTGGCGAACGCGCGGCGGCCTTGATCTCGACGCACGACGGCGGGCATGCGTTTTCCGATCTGGATCTCCACTTGATCGCGCGCGCCTGCGCGCTCGCCGCCGACGAGGTGCAGGGCGGGATCCCCCGCGATCCGGACGCCCTCGCGCGCGCCGACGGCTTTGCCGATCGCGCCTCCTGGCGGGCGTGGTGGTCGGCGTGGAAACAGCCGATCAAATAGGCGATTTGATTGCCTAATACCGCGTCGCGAATCGTGCGCGGTGCGTGCGGTTGCTGGCGCCGAGCACGCGATCTTTCGGCTCGGCCTCGCGCAAGGCTTGCCGCTTGAGGTAGCCGACGGTGCCGGGCGGGTAGGCGATCAGCGGCTCGTCGCGCGCGGGCGACGGGCGGCCCATGAGGAAGTAGCGCAACGCGTCACACGCGTGATCGGGCCCGTCGGTGTCCACGTCCTCCGGCCGATCGCTGTCCATGAGCACCGCGCCGATCGTGCGGATCAAGTACTGACAGCGCGGGTGAATGCGGAGAAACGGCTTGCCCGTCGCCGGGTTGGTCCGCAACCAGGCGCGGACGCGGCCCCAGCCGTTGATCCGGTCGTTGTCGGCCGGGTGTAGCGGGATCTTGTGGCGGCGGAACGTGTCCATATGCGTTTCGCCGCCGTCGTGGCCGGTCTGATCGGCCATCTTCGGATCCCCGAGCCACCGGCGCACGCGCCAGCCGCGTTCCTTTACGCGCTCGAGGGCGGTGCGCGCGACCTCGCCCGCCACCTGTTTGTCGCGGCGCGGCCCGTTGAACACGTACTCGTCGTCGACCACGAGCGTGCCGTCGTCGGCCAGGACGAACCAGAGAATGACGCCCTCGTGCCCATAGCCCCAATCCATGGCGGCGTCGCGGAGGTAGGCGAGCGGCACGCGCCCGTACGTGTCGAGGTCGGCCCCGTCGAGCACGTGCAGACTGCGGCGAAACTCCGGGAAAAACTGCCCGAGGAAAATATTCCAATCGCCCTCGAGATAGGCGCGGCGCATTTCCGGCGGGAGCCGTCGCAGCTCGCGCTCGTACTCGGCCCAATTCAGGTACGGGTTGTCTTTCGGCAGCGCCGGAATGTAGTGGTAGTCGGCGGCCTGGTAGACCTCGTCCTCGTCCTCCGTCACGTCCTTATCGATCCAGCGGCGTTTAACCCATTGCGCTTGGGGCCCGCCGGGGTTGGTCGCCGCGCCGAATTGCGGCGTGATGCCGGGGATCGTCGTGCGGAGGCACGAGCACAACATGAGGTGCTGGTACTCCGTGAACGTCACGAGCTCGTCCTGACTGATCCGCTCGTACGCGGCGGAGAGGTACGTCTCGACATCGTCCTCGTGCTGGACGTGGCCGAATTCCGTCAACGCGCCGTTGGGGTAGTAGAGGACGCCCGCGCCGACCTCCGACGGCCGCCAGCGGAACCCGACCGCCTCGCCGCCCATGGCCTGAATATCCTTCGGGATATAGCGGAGGTGCGACCGTTGCAGCTCGGTCAGCTTGCGGCGCACGATCAGCGTTTGCGCGTTGGGGACTTGCAAACAGAACAGGTGGTGATCCCATCGCACGGCGAGCGACTTGCCGCACCCCTTCGATCCGCCGAACAGGCGATAGCGCGCCGTTGAGCCGTGGTACTCGCGCTGTTTGTCGAAGGGCTGATAGACGACGTTCCCGGCGACGGTGACGGCAAACGGGTCCATTGAGCCCCCCTTTCGTTGGGCATGTCACGAGGCGTAAAATTGCTGTATCGTTTTCGGTGCGCGCCCGTAGCTCAGAGGTAGAGCAGCCGGCTTTTAACCGGTCGGTCGCCGGTTCGATCCCGGCCGGGCGCACCACTGGCGTATGGAGAAATTGATCATCGCGCACGACGTGGTGAGGTCGGGGTCACTCCCGGCCGAGGCGACCATGCACTACGCCGCCGAGGGCGGCGGCACCGGGCGTACCGTGTGCGGGCGCACGCTGCGGCATTGGGCCGTCGTGTCCCTGGCCCACGCGTACGCCCGCCAGTACACGATCTGTGCGCGGTGCGCCGACCGGAGAAAACCATGAGCGACGACGAGACACCCGCCGAGGGCGGGAGCGTGTGGGGCCTATTGACGTGGTTCGACTCGCTCGGCGGCGAGGGCTTGTCGGTGGCCGAACTATGGGATCTCAAGCGCGCGATCGAGGCGGGCGCGGCCTCGCCGCTCACGCCCCGCGAGATCCGCCTGCTCGCCACGTGCGGCCTGATCGTCGGGCACGCGGCGCACGATCACGCGCGCCAGTACTTTGAACGCATGGCCCCGCGCATGATCGCGGAGGTCATCGCCCGCATGGCGCGCGACGACGACGATCCGGAGGGGGGGAGCAAACCGTCATGACCCCGCAGGACCGCGCCGCGCTGGTGGCGCTGCTGAGACGTGCTCGACCGACACACTACGCGGGCGAATGCGACCACTGCGGCATTGACGAACTGCCGCCCGAGACGTGCCCCATGCTGGCGTTCATCGCTGAGATCGACGCCGCCCTCGCCGCTGCCCCAGCCGGCGAGCCCGTGGGGGAGCCGACGTGCCAGCACGGCACGGTGGATTGGTGCCAGCAGTGCGACGACGAGGCGCGAGAGGCCGTGCGGTTGGACGTGCGCGGGGAGCCGACGCCGCGCGCCGGCCGCATCGTCCCGCCCGACTGGCACGGCCCCGGCGAGGATTTCTAGACGCATGAAACCCGATTACGACACGACCCTCGCGCGCATCGCCGGCAACATCGCCGCCGGGCTCGCGCAGCGTCCCGACGCGAAAGATGGCGACGGCCCCGGGATCGCGCGTGATGCCGTCGCCCTGGCCCGCCTGATCGTGGCCGAGGTGCGCGGGGCGCCGACCGCGACCGTGGTCGAACTGCGCGGCGAGCACCCCGAGATCCCGGTGAGCGCCGTCTGCATCCTGAACGGGTGCCAACACAAAGCGCCATGACCCGCCCCGCCTGGCTCCTCGCCGCCGTGGCCGCCCTGGCGCTCAGCGTCCTGGCCGCCCGCTGTTCCACCGGCCTCCGCTTCGACCATGACCCGGTGTCCCACATCGATTAGGCAGAGCTAGCCGACACCGCAAATTGTGCTCGCACATGTCACGCGTCATGCTGAGAGGCACACGTTACCGGAATGTGAAAAAAATTGGGCGTGGCGTCCGGGCCCGACCCCGGCGGGGCCCCCGACCCAGGCCGCGCGCGCCGCGACCCCGTCGCGGTGCGCTTCGGCGTAAGTCGTTATCCCCGTGAGGGTTACGCCCGTTGACATAGAACACATTATCAGACTCATGGTCTATCTCGAGGTAAACGCAAGGGTTACGGGCTTGCGAGGCGGCGGGACGTATGGGCCGTGTGCCGCCTCGTGCTCACGTGCGGCAGTGTCGCCCCGGATCGTGTTCGCCCGGGATTGCTAGGCGTACCTGCTTGCAGGCCGGTCGGGCCTCCCCTATCCCCTCCGCCCGATGGTCGGGCGATTGGCACACGAGCCTAGCAGGCGAG